GCCAGCGACGGAACCGTCGTCGCTCCTGTACTCGCCGAAGACCTCTGGCTCGCCCGACAGGTATCGGCCGACGTCGAGAAAGTCGCCCGTGACGTCCCATGCGACAGACTTCGTCTTCGCGGCGACGGCCTGCTCGACGAATCGAGTGAGTCGCGACCGAAGCTTGTTGATTCTCGTCGCACCCTCTTGCCAGCCGCTCTCAGCCAGGGCGACGGCCTCCTCGAACGTCTCGGTGCCGTGAAATCGACTGTTGCCGACTTGATGACTGTCGAAGCTGCTGGCCTTCTGCGAGTCGGCGAGAAACTCGCCGACCGACTCGAACGTCACGGTCTTGATCTTCGTCTTCATTTGAGTTGTCTCGCTGTTGGGGGTGGTTCTTCTGATCCCGCCTCCCCCGCCCGGAGCCCAAGCCGGACGGGGGAGGCACGCGTTTCCAGACTATTCGCCGCTCAGCAGTTCGACTCGATCTTCTTCCGGGTGTCGGCATCGCAGCCCTTCCACACGGCCAGTTCGAGCGCGTCCTTCACGGTGAACCCGAGCCGGATCAGAGTCGCGCCGTGCTTCGAGGCCCGCGGCGAGACGATCACCCGCACTCCCTTGCCCAACTTCTCGATCGCGTTGCGGATCGAGACGACCGTCTTCACGTACTCGATGCACCGCTCCTGCACCGTCTCGGCGTCAGCCGTCGAGAGGAACCGACGGCTCGGCGGCACCGGAGCCTCCGAGAGAGCCTCGACCGGCACGCCCGCCGCAGCAGCCTCGATCCGCGGATCGTAGTTCCACTGGAGGGACACGAAGCGGTCGAGAGTCGCCGCGTCGATCTGCTGCCGTCCGACGTACTGCCGATCCGCACCCTGGCCGATCGTGTTCGCCCCGGCCAACAGCACGAAGTCGGCATGCTTCGAGACGACCCGATCGGGGAAGGACGCGTGGCCGTTCGCCAACAGGGCATTGATCACGACGAGGACGGCAGGATTCGCCGCGTCGACCTCGTCGAGCAAGAACACGCCGCCGTGCTCGTACGCCTGACGAAGCTGCGTCGTGACGTAGTTGCCGCTCGCATCGTAGTAGCCCAGCAGGCCCGACTCGCTGGTCTGAGGCCCGACGGACTTCGCATAGAACGGCAGGGTCAGGGCATCGGCGACGGCGTGAGCCGCCGAAGTCTTGCCCGAGCCCGCAGGCCCGACGAGCCAAGCGTTCAGCCGCCCGGAGACGATCCGGAGCAGGGTCTCGAACTCCACGTGCTGGACACCGACGTTCGAGGTCGAGCCGTCGAGACGCAAGACCTCGACCCTCTGCGGGACGAGGGCCGCGATCCTGGCGTCGACGATCGCCGCCACCCGATCCTCGTCGACGCCGCCCTTGAGGCTCTCCGCAGCCTCGACGTACGGGGCGACCGCAGCGGCGATCGCCCTGGCGAGGTCGCTCCCGCTCTCGGTGGCCTCGGCCTCGACCGACGTCGAGTTGGCGTCTCCAGACTTTCCGGCGAGCCACAGGGTCAGGCCCCGGCTCGTCTTCTGGACTCGCTCGCCGTTGGGGCCGAGCAGGGTGAAGATGCGGCTCCGGTAGCCGCCGTCGGTCTTCTTCGACTCGACCTCGACGATCTTGAACTCGCGACCGTCGGCGAGGGTGACGGTCGAACCAACCTGATAGGACTGCCAGTTGTTGCTGATTGCGGCGGTGGTCATGGGGGCTTTTCCTTTACTGGGGCTTTTGAAACTTCGCTCGAAGACATCTTCTCGCGACATGGGGATTATACGCGACGTCGCGGGTAAGGCAAATTCAGGGTCAAGTTTTGTGCCGAAAAAACACCGAAAATGGGGTTTTTCGGCCAAAAACAGGGTTTTCGGCCCTGACTGGACACTTGGAAAAGTGAGAAAATCGGGCCTATTCGGCAGCCCGAAGACTCAAAATCCAGCCCGACAGGGCAGCCGCAGCAGCCCCCAGTGACGGGAAGCTGGCGACGGTGGCGCCGTCGGACTCGACCACCCAGACAGTCGGAGAGACTTGCCGAATCTCGATCGGCCCAGAGTCGAGCCGATACCGTCCCTCATCGAGACGAGAGAGACGCATGCGTCAGGTCACTTTCATGTCTGGAGTCCACGTATCCAGACAAGCAAGATACAGGGACGCGCAGAAGTGTCAACTAGGTGGCGCGGCACGACTCGCATCGAGTCATGATCCAGCCGCTCTCGTTGGGACGCCCAGGACGACCGCAGGATTCGCATGTCCTGTAGGACATTTCTTCGGCCATGCGGCACGCGCCATCAACGCAGTCGTCGCCGCCGTGGTAGTAGAGTCGCAGTCCGCCAAACTTTTCCTTGATCTGCGTGATCTCGACGCCTGAGTCTTTGGCGATCTCGCAGAAGCCTCTGATGATCTCGTACCAGCCGTCGAGGCATTCGCAGCCGTACGACATGAGGCTCTCGGTGACAGGCTTGTGCCGTCCTGCAAATAGAGACGGGAAGTCTGCGTAGAGCTTCGCTTCGAGTTCAGGGCTCATGATTCGTTGCGGCGATCGCCGCGCGGAGCCTGTCGATCTCATCAGCAGCAGCCATGAGGGACTCTTGCTGCTTTCGCTGATATTCTGCGGCCTCGATGATGCGGCCAGAGATGTCGCTGCCGATAGAGTAGGTCGCGATATCTCTCAGCTTCTGCGTGTCGATGTTGGTCACTGCTCCTCCTTGACGAAGACTCCGCTCGGAGAGAGCCGCCCCTTCCTGTGCTTGATCGCGTCGTACGCTGATTCGAGACAGCCTTCGATGAGCAGGCCTTTCATTTCGGCGTAGATAATCAGCGTGACGAGTACGTCGCCGATGCCGTCGATGATGCCGTCGAGGTCGTGCTTGATCTCGGCGTCACAAAGCTCGCCAAGTTCGCTGACGCTTTTGAGAAGCTGCGATTGAGGCTTGCTGTGGGCGATGATGTCGCGGGCCTCGGCCCAGTGGATCACGGCGGCGTTCAACTCTTGAAACTTCAAGTCTCGGTCTCCTTCGTGGCGGTACTTGCTGCAGGCGGACTCGGCATCGGCATCCAGTGCGTCGGAGCGGGCGAGACGCTCCATCCGTGTTTCTTCCCCCAGTACGTGGCAGTGCCGACTTCGTCACCCCGCGAGACCAGCACCGGCTCGTCGCTCGTGGGCTTCGCCAGTCGAGCGGGGATCCAGCTTGCAGTCGCGAGGCCAAGCTCTCTGGACACCTCGTCGGCGAGGCCGTTCATTCGCATGCCGACCTGAATGTCGCACTGTCCGCAGTAGTCTTGGGTCACCGTGACGTCGGTCAGTGCGAGGCGAGAGCCGCCAAAGCTCCTGAGAGTCTCGGCAAAGTCGTCCACGGTAAACGTCGATCCGACTCGAAAGCTCACCTTCCGGCCTCCGTCGCGGAGTGGCACTTGCAGCTAGGGTGGTGCAAGAAGAAGGTCGAAGAAAAGAAGGTCGAAGACATGACGAACAGGTGATCGCCGTGCTCGACCGTGCGGAGACAGCCAGCCTGCGCACGAATAGCAATGACCGCGATAGAGACGACGAAGAAAAAGATCGCGACAGACAGGAGAAGCTCGATGAACGTGAAGCCAGACTTCACTGTCTTTCTGGGCTTTGCCCACCTCGCTGCTTTCACGAGCCAGCGAGCAAACTTCTCTACTCCTGCCACGCTCTCGTTGCCGTCGTAGATGTCGAGGCCAGCGTCGATGATTCTCTCGCCGGTCTCTTCATTGACGATGCACTCTCCGCGAGCCGCCCACGAGAGTTGCGAACAACGAAACTTGTTGGGCTTGGGAACGTCAGCCATCGAGGCACTCCTTTACGTCGATGCAGAAGAAAGTTCCGTCGGCGTAGGCGTCGAGGTTGCACTCCTCGCAGAGCAGTCGAGACGGAAGCTCCATCAGTTCCTCGACTCGCTGCTGCTGCATGTCGCGAAAGTGCCGCCCCGACTCGAAGTACGCGTATACGTGACCGTCGCTCTTTTCGATGATCAGCTTGAGGCTCATTTCGAGATCCTCACTTTCGCGTTGATGTTTGTCTTCTGCCAGACCGCGCTGGCGAGCCAGAACGCGAGCAGGAGATAGAGCGACTGACGGTGCGAAAGCGACGGAAGGCCGAAGACATGCGGGATAGACTCGTTCCAGCATGTCATGAAGACGTAGCTGCCGATGACTGTCGTCACGAGGACGACGACGAAGAAAATCCCAGCCCACGCGATTCCCTCTCCGAGCTTGGTCGTATCCATGTCCATACTAATAGGCTCTCCCCTTGGTTCTCCGGTCGATCTCCCTCTGGACGTACCAGAGGGCCTTCTGCAAGTCTTCGATGTCCTTGCCCTTGTGGTCACACCGCCACAGGTACTTGATCGCGTTGCCGAGATTGAACGGCATCTCCTCGACGACGTCGATGCACTCGACTCCGCAGGGGGATGAGTTGTAGTGCGATGGGTGGTCGACGGCTTCCGAGAAGGCGACCGTTTTTGCGACAGAGTCCGATCCCGGCTTTGCGGGCCGCTTGCGAGATGGACGACGGTGAGGTGCCATAGAGCTTCGCTGCCTCGACGGTGGAAAGACCGTCGCGATTCTATGGATATGCCAACCTGCGTCAAGCCTTTTTGCTGCGAGCGCGTCCGCTCGCCCGCTTCTTCGGACGACGGGCTTCGCCGAACTTTCGAGGATGACCTCGAAGGGCGCTGCGGCGGGAGATCGCCTCTCTGTAGTTCGCCTCTGCTGAGGCTCGCTCGACTGCCCATGCCTTGTCGTTTAACCGGAACCCATTCAGTCTGCCGTCCTTGAGCATCCTGCCGATCATGCCGTCGGTGACGCAGACGATGTCGCAGGCTTCTGGAACGGAGCAGTATCGGTCGCATTCCTTGTCGAACCGGGCCTGGGAGACTTCCTTTCCAAGCGTCGAGTCTCGCGAGATCATGAGCCCCTTGTCGGAGAGCTTTCTGGCGAGGAGTTTTCCGGAATGCACCTTCTTCAGGATGGCATTCGGCGTGATGTCGAGCAGTTCTGCTGCTTCGCTCACAGAGATGATGCTTCTCGTCATGTGGGTGTATCCCTCCTTTTGGGCGTGTCCGTACAAGTGTTGCAAAGACAGGGGTGCAAAGCAAATTGCACCCCTGCTTGACATTGAAATGGCGGGGGTAACAATGGAACCTCTGGCCGCAAATCGGACGCAGCCGCTTCAACCGTGAGAAAGAGAGAGAAAAGGAGTTCTCGAATGACGAAGAGCATCAAGATCCGCGACGAAGACCAGCTTTACGTTCTCTCTGAGGCTCTCGACGACTTCCTGAAGAAGGTCGATCCGAAGCACTGGCGAGCCGTCGAGGCTGCACAGGAACTGAACGCGCAGGTGAACAAGGCGAGAAATTCGATACAGGCCGAATAAAGAAAACCCCACGGATGGCTCTCCCGCCCAGGCGAGGGATGTAGACACGCGAAAGGACTCGCATACTCCGCGAACACCACAGGAGATGCGACATGTTTTTGCTAGAGCTTTTCGACGACTACTACAGGCCCCTTCGTCTCCGTGGACGAAGTCCTCGCACGAGCCTCCTCTACCACAACACGATCAGACAGTATGAGAAGTGGCTTGGGCGAAGGGCCACCGTCGAGCATGACCTGACCGACCTTCAGGTCTCTCGATATCTCGACCACAGGGCTCAAGTCAGAAGCCCACTCACCAGCGAGAAGGAGCGATCGCAGCTATGCGCGCTGTGGCGGTGCGCGAGCGATCGCAGGCTCATCGATATTCGGCCGTCTATTCCGCCAACGATTCGGCCGCTGCGGATTCCGACATGCTGGTCTGAGGATCAGCTTCGCTCGCTCGTCACGACGGCGAAAGCGATGCCGGGGTTCGTGGGCGACGTTCCGGCGAGGATCTGGTGGCCCGCGCTGATCGTGTCTCTCTTCCAGAGTGCAGAGAGAGTCGGCGCGATGCTGATGGTCAACAAGCAGGACTACACTCGGCCAAGAGTGCTTGTCCTCGCCGAATTCAGGAAGGGCGGCAAGTCAGACAAGCTCCATACTTTCACGGAGCCTCTGTGCGACATGCTCGACGTTCTCGTGAAGTCGAAGAACGGCCCGAAGCTTTTTGCGTGGCCAAAGAATCACGAGTACCTGTGGAACAGGTTTGGAAAGATCGTCGCTGCGGCTGGCCTTGAAGGCGGGCGGCGGGCGAAGTTTCACAACCTGAGACGCTCGGCAGCGACTCACTATCTCAAGCGAGGCGGAGATCCGACGGCCCTGCTTGATCACAGTTCGCCGCGGACTACCAAAGCCTACATCGACATCCGCATGATCGACTCAGGCCCGCCTCCGTGCGACGTTCTGCCCGACATCAACTAGAGATAGATGATGCCAAGCTTGAGATGCCTCGCCAGCATCCACTCGACCATCGCGCCGCCGGAGTGCTCCCATCCGGGGAGCATGGCGATCGCGTCGGCGCCGCAGATAGCGGACAGGTCTCGCCGGAGAGCGTCTCGCAGAAACTCATTCGACACAACGGTCGACGACGGATCGAATCCAACGTCGCGATCCATCTGGGCTGGATTGAGGACTGTGTGGCCGAGAGCCGCGAGACTCTCTTCGGCGGCATCGAAGGCCGGGAAGTTGAACTCAGGGATTCCGGTCATCGGCCCAGCGAGGTAGACCTTCATGGCTTCGAGTCCTCGATCGTGTAGTGCTTCGGCGACTTCTGCGAGTGAAGAGAGCGAAGCCGCTCCACGTGCGGCGTGAGCTTCGCGATCAGTTCCTTGTGTCCACCCGACACCTGACGGTCGTCGCGAAGCTTGCCAGCCGCATCGCAGTCGACAATGATCGCGAGGCACGCAAGAGCAGCAGCGAGATGCGGCACACCTTCTTCGTCGCACTCTTCGCCCTCGAACCACGCTGCGACATGCCTCTGGCACGCGTCGACGTAGACCGAGGCACGAATTCCGACCTCTCTCCAGTTCGAGCGGCCGTACTTGAGAGCGCCGTTCAGGAGAGCGACAGAGCCCATCGCGGTTGCTGTCGTCGGCCAGAGATGGAGAGGCAGCTTGTTCGTGCCGACGACGTCCTTGGGGTTTTCGACGTCGAACACGCCAAGCAGAGGCTCATCCATCGGAAGAGATTTGTCGATCTCTTCTTGGATCTCGCAGTCCTCGTCGATATCGATCGTGATCTCGCGGCTCCTGTTCCGAGCCTCGACGATCTGCCGGATAATGTCGTTCGATTCCGGCAGACTCGTGATATGCCCGCCGTCGACTGCCGTGATTGCTGCCTCTGGCATGTCCTCGCTCCGTGAGTGTCGTGCGTAGAGGTAGGATTATCCAGACTTTTCATCCGAGGGCAAGAGACGGTAGCCGAGCGACCACAGGATTTTTGCGAGATCAGACGCCGCCTGCGTGACTGACTCTTCTGACACTGTCGGCCCGAGCGTGCAGTGCAGCCCTTCGTGAAGCTCGCACTCAAGCCTCGCGCGAGACTTGAGACTTGAGTTGACCAAGACCTTGCGGGCAGCGTACTCAGTCCAGCCGTCTGCGTTGCCTTTGAGCTTCGAGTGACGCCAGAGCCACTTTTTCTGATCGATGCCGATTCGGAAGTAGTGGTCTTTAGTTGGCATTGATGGCAGTCCGCCTTGCGTTCTTGATTGCCCGCCGCACGAGCAGCCTGCCGCCAGCGTCGATAAACGGCAGTCCACGACGAGCCGCCTCTGATCGCATTGTGCCGACGATCTCTGCCATGCCAGCGTCGCTTTCGCACCACTCCGGGCCGAGCGAGTCCATGCGAGCCGACATCGAGTTGCAGGCACAACTCTCCGTCGG